CACCTTGGCGTACCGCATCCTCGATGTCACGCTCTAGCTGCTTGCTCTCTTCTTCGGGCATATCCTGAGCATCTTCCCAGTCATGCTCATCGAGCGAGTCACCGTCACCCGCACCGCTGCCCTCGCCCTGCTCGTCATCGTCACCCCCCTCGTCTTCCAACATATAGAAGACTTCTTCGGAGTCCATGTCACGGTACTTGGGATCAAGCAACCCACACTCAGGCATCTTGATGAACGGTTGACCATGCGGAGTCATGACACCTAAGTAACCATCTGTTAACTTGATATTGATTACGTAGTCACAGGCTTTGTTGGCCCGCTTGGCGTTGATCTTCCACAGGTGACGCCACGTTTTTAAGTGACGGTACATCTTGTGATACCCCTCGTGCATCATCACGAACCGCAACTCTGCATCGCTGAGTGCTTCGCAAAACGCACGACCATACTTCTCGTCACGCCCATTAGTGCAAGCGGTCTGAGTCTTGTCACACACTACGCGCTTACCGATCATAAGCACAGGGGCAATGGCAGGGTCAACCGCCATGATGTCAGCCATTGCTTTACTAAGTCGCTGTTCAACCGACAGCACGGTGTTCATAACTAATGCCATGATATGTAACTCCTTACAGGTTATAAATCAAGTGAAGGCAATGCCTTCATCATCTGATCCACTGCACGTTTAGTCTCAACGCGCAAGTAGTCATCCTCTCGCAACGCATCCGGTGTGATACCGAACATCGTTGCTTCCAGTCGCTGCTTCATCGCAGTCATCTGTGTGTCACCCGTCATGTTGAATGCGTCCAACATATCGACCATGTCGGTGACGTTACTGACCAACGAGTCACGGAATATCTTCTTGTTGCTGTCGTTGGTATAGTCCAAGCGTTCCGACATCTTAGAGAGCGCATCGTACAACTGCGTCCATACACCAGACATCATGTTGCCTATCTGTGTACTGTAGAAGTCCTTATAGTGTGAGGTGAGCATCTCCTTAGCTTCGTTACCTAAGTCAACCCTGAAGTCTCCCGCTTCAGGCATAGGCATGGGGTTGATCTGAAACCTAAACTTGTTACGCAGTGAGTCAACCGTGGGGTAGTCGTTCGCATCGAACATATCACCGAGCTTGATCTGCGCTTGGCTTGTCGCCCACACATAGGCATCAAAGAACGTACCCACCAATGCGTTGTACTCACCCTGCAAGCCCGTCATTCTATGCACGTACTTGTCATACCACCGTGTGGGTAGTATTGCCAACCCACTGTTTGACCACGGCTTAGTCATGCTGTAGTGTTCGTTCCTAGCATTGGCTGCAAACTTCTGCACCGCGATCAATTCGGCACAGTCACCAAGCAGCTTCTTGTGGACGTTAGCCATACCTGATGCTGCGTTATTACGCACCGCAACTTCGGTGCTTTGCTTCTTGTCGAGCTTGCGCCCTGCCCAAGAGCTGATGTTCAGCTCGATGAGGAAGCACGAACCTGAGATTGACGGGGTGCTGATCTCTGATGGAACAGCGTTCATGTTGACGATGTCGTTCATGGTATAACTCCTTGGTTTGTTACTGCGTTATGAACGGGTAACCCATGTCACCCGGGGACTACGTGTCTTACAACACTCAATAACTTGTTATAGATTCCTATAACATCTACCCTTAGCTCCAACTTATCGTTTATCTGCTGTCGCTAAGTGATTGTTTGCCAACGCCCAGTCACGGTACTTCTTGTTGTTCATGACCACGGCTTGCTTCTTCTTGTCGTACGAGTCTGCCTTGATGGTGTTGTTGAAGAACCCTTGGGACTCCTTGTCCATCCGCGTCATGTAGTCGAACCACGCATCAACCCATGTCGGGTCAATGTTTGAACACGTACGGTGTATGACCATGCAACGTGCAGCCATGCTCTCGGGAACTCGCGCACCCATCGGGTCTTTCTTGATGGACTCAAGTGATGGCAAGTCACCGTGTAGTTTGCTGAACGCCATGATGTGTCCGGCGCAGTACGCACCCACCGTGCCAATGAGTGCCGCTTGGAACGTGACTTGGTCGAGCTTGTCCTGTATGTACAACAAGTCACTTGCTGCATGACCGGAACGGTTGGTAAAGAAACTACGCCGCTCGGGTGCATCGGGATGGAAGATTGCTTCATTGTCCTTGGGGTCTTTGACATCACGGAAATCCGCAAACCAGTCGGGGTTATCCTTCACAACCCCTAACAAGATAGGGTGAAACCCTGCATTGATCCCGTACTCAATGAACTCGATGTTGGTGTTCTTACGCATCGACACAATCGTGACACGGTTATCCAAGAACTTAGGCATCGAGTCACCCACCCCCTCACCCTCATGGTTGCCCGTTGACCATGTGATACTGGTCTTGTGCAAGGCAATACTCGCAGCGATCTTCTCTTGCATGATGCGAGTCATTGCTTTCTTGACACCGTCCTCGGCTTTGGGCAACTCGTCAATGAGCAGGCAGATGGGCTTGCCTAGATGAACGCCTAACTCCTCATTGGGTACGAACGTCACGTACCCTTGGTCGTCAATCTTGTGGAAACTAGGTAGTGACACGTCACCTAGTGTCTTGGTGTTGCAATCGAAATAGCACATGATGTGGTTGGGCAACAACTTCGCAAGCGTCTTCAGGATTGAAGACTTGCTGCTACCCATGTGACCTTCAACGTGAACACTACGTGACGAACCGTAATGTAAGATCAAGTTTGCTACCTGATCGTGGGACAACTCAAACGCTGATGACATAACTGCTCCTTGGTTTGTTATAGGATGTCTATAACATTGGTTGTGGTAAAACTTTCAGTTCTCTCCAACTGAAACTACATTATAGCACTATACTTAACGTTTGTCAAGTGTTTGATACGTTCTGATAGGTTACTCTTCCTCCCCTTTAAATTCTTCGTACAGTTCACGGCTCACTTCGATCAGCACCACGCTACCGTCCGTGTCGATGAGTCTGCCCTCATCCATCATTGCAAGGGCTAGTTCGGTACGTCTCTCTTCCGTCATGCTATTACTCCTTAAAGTTAAACTCACGCACCCACACAAAGCGGGTGTTCATCGGTACGTACTTCTGCAACTCAAGTGCCTTGTCGCTATAGATGTCATAGCAGACACTTATCCCCTTGTCGGGCGTGATGCCCAAGACCTCGACGATCTTGCCGTTAGGCAATTTCCCCGCTGTGAACTTCATGTTATCTCCCCAGTCTGTCGTTGATATCACCAATTGACTCCTGCATGCAGTCGTCGGCGCACATTATCATCTGTAGTATCGGCAGGTTGTGACGATGTGCAGCGGTGTACACAAGCTGCATGGTCTCCCGTGCAGTCTCAAGCGAAGAGATAATCAGACGCAGCTCGTCCTCGATGTATGCTGCGATTTCGGCGTGCGTTTTCTCGTGCTGTAGCACCCACTTGACCTCGGTATCGGTCAGTTTCGGTATTGCACCTGCAAAGATGCGTGCCAACTCTTGGTTGATGTCCATCGTATAACTCCTTAGTGTGTATGTTGTAAGTGTGAATAAATGTAGTCTGTGTGGTTCTGTTATAGACTTCCTATAACAATTAAAGTGGCTTGCCGTTGTCGAAGTAGTTTGCTGCTGCGTACTGTGCAACTTCTAGGTTGGCGCAGAACCACGCATCGAAATGGTCAACGCCCCAAATGTCGCAGATACGGACTGCATCATTCAAGTGGTAGATTGCACCCACTTCCCATAACGGTTCTTGGTTGTCGGGGTTGATAATTGCACGTTTCATGACCACGTGGGTCTCTTGATCTCGACTCATTCTATAACTCCTAATAGGTTATGTTGTTTGTTGGTGTCTCAGTGGCTCACTACTTGTTATAGGCTTCCTATAACAAACCGGCTTGCTGTTTACTGCACGTTTAAATCTCTCCCCACTGAAACTACATTGTAGCATAGAACTGTACGTTTGTCAAGTGTTTTATATGATTAGTTATTGATGGGTATTGTTAGATATTATCTGATAGGTTGATGTGTTACGTTGTCCGCTGGCGAATTGCAAGTGTTGGGGGTTGGGATGCCACGCAGCTCGGGGTACTATCATAAAAAATGGCTTGCGCCATCGGGGAGTGTAAGGTTCAAAAATTTGATAAACACACCATATTCTAATTATTGTGTGTTACGTTACGTGAGCTGGAAAAAGGTGTCACGTAAAGCGTGGTTGAAACTGCAAGAACTGATATGAGGTGATAAGAATAGGCAAGTTGGTAAAGTTCCCTTTTTGGTAGTGTGATTTTGGGGGTTTTGGCAAAAAAGGGAACTTTATGAATTTTGTAAGTTATTGATGTGTAAGGGAAAGTTGGAGAAATTGGGGGTTTTGAAGTGGCTAAAGTTCCCTGAGTGTATGGTGTAAGTCCTTGATATATAAGTTCTGTTCCAAAAGGGGTGTTTTTGGGAATATGAGACCACCCAAACGCGGGGAAGGTGCAAAAGGTAAAGTTCCCGAAAGGGTGTCGCAACACAGAAAAATTTAGACGCTGTCCATTTCCGCCAAACGCCTAATTCGGGAACTTTATATAAATAATATTTAGTTTAATAAGATTAGATAGGATTAGATAGGCAATAATACGCAACAGAAGTTGATTGCAACTAACGATACTGCACGAAAATCAAACCTAGATAAAGTTCTTTTTTAACGGAACTTTATAGGAACTTTATGGAACTTGGGAACTTTATACCTTTGCATACTAAACACAACCAAACGCAACTATGCTCACGGCAGTCTTTCCCGTGCGAACCCCGTGCGCCACGCTGCTCCAAGAACTATCATCTTATGGTGTTGTTATAGACAGCCTATAACAAACTGGCACATGACTCATTTCCTGCCATCTGGCCCAGACGGACGCCACGCCCTTCGGGGACTACACGGTGCGACGCCACGCTGCTCAGAGAACTATCACAAGTTATAGCGTGATACGTTACGTCAATTATGGCGGACGATTTGACCAAACCGAATCCAACGCGCCACGCTACTCACAGAACTATCACAAATCCAAAATGTTATAGACAGCCTATAACAAACTATGCTGTAGTGTTGAACAGGGGTCTCGCGCCACGCTACTCACAGAACTATCACGTTATAGTTTGTTATAGGTTCCCTATAACAAAGCCTGTCCCAGCGGGAACGAAAAGCTAAGCTGAACCAAAAAAACCCCGACAAGCCAAAGCCTGTCAGGGTTCAGAAAACGCGGACGAAAAAAAAACCCCGTAAAGCATAAGCTCTACGGGGTTTGCACTACAGGGTAATAAACAACACGGCGGCGACAATGCCGCAAACTATTGCATAGCCTAAAAAGAAATCAATCAGATCATCGGGCATTGTGTTTTCTCCAAGCCTCAGCCTGTTTATACTTTTTAACTTGCAAAGCCTTGTAGCCGTGAATCTTATCAACCCAATATTGATCTAGGGTATCTTTATTGTTTTCTAAGATGTTAATAAGAGACGATAAACCCTGTCCGTTTGTCTCGCTGACCATAATTTCAAGAGCGGTCAGTGCTATGTGAAAATCACTACTATTTAGAACAGCCATACAACCTCCGAAAGAAAGGGTTCAGCCTGTCACGCTGAACCCTAGGGTTTACTTCCTGATTACCATAACCAAGGCAATCAGATCATCCAGTGCCTTAGTCACCTTAGCCGCCTCAAACAGCGGAGCCTTAGCGGCTTGCACCTGTTGCTTTTGCTTTGTCCAAATTGCCACAAGGCTATCCCGCAACCCTGTCGCAACCTGAGCCTCAGCCCTTGCTACAGCCTCAGCCTTGACCTTTTCTTCCTGAGCCTTAGCCTCAGCCGCCGCCTTAGCCGCAACCTCTTTAAGAGCCGTTTCAGCCGCCGCCTGATCCGCCGCCGCCTTAGCCGCCTCAGCCAATGCAACCTGATCGGTTGCCTTAGCCTTCAGAGCCTTGTCAGCCGCCTTAGCCGCCTTGACCTTAGCCTCAGCCTCAGCCTCAGCCGCCTTAGCCGCCGCCTTGTCAGCCGCCGCTGTTTTTTCAGCCTGAGCCTTCAAGATAGCCGCCTGATCAGCCGCCGCCTTAGCCGCCGCCATCGCCACATAACGAGCCGCTAACCCGTTACGAATATCACCCATGCGACCGCCGATACGCTGTTGCCAAGTACGTTTGGTTGCATTGTTGTACTGAAAGGGTTTTTCTTTATCCCAATCACCGGGGGGCAATTTGTCAGTATAGGAAAGCAAAGCCTGAGCCTTAGCAGGGAAAGCCGCAACAATGGCAATACCCATGCCACGCATAAACTCGGCATCGCCTGTCTCAGCCCTGAGATGATCGGGTAACACCTGAGCCGCAACCAAGGTATCAATCAGCCCAACAGCCGCCTTATCGGCTTTGTCAGCCGCCGCAACCCATAAGGTTGTGCGCCCAAAAATGTCAGCTACAGCCTGAGCCGAAAGGGTTAACTTCTGTACTGCTACCGCTTCGTTAGCGGGTACAACAGATTTAGTGTTTGACATGATGTCATTATCCTAAAAGGTTTGTTTCACCGGTTGGTGAGCTTCCAATGTAAGCGATACAGGATAACTTATCAATAGATAACAGATCTTTATGTTCTATTGTGTTTTGTTATAGACAGTCTATAACAAACCTAAGTTAGCCTTGGTACTATCACAAACCTAAAACGGGCTTAGGCCGACCCCACCGCCCCCGTACCCCCCGGAATCGACGTGGTCGCGCAGCCAGTCTATGTATTACTAATTCGCACACTCACGGACCAATTTTTTAAAAATCCCAGATAACATTACTGTACAAAACTACAGTACCCCCTTACTTAATTTATCCCCCACCCCAAAAATTTTTTATATAAAAAATTGAAGAACACAACTAAACAAGATATACTGCGCCCATCGACCTTTAGGTTTGCGTATCTATGTTGCAACTTTCTCCCGATCTTGGTATACCTCTCCTGCCTCAGACAAATATCACTGACTTGCGGGAGCGGGCAGAAGCACTCTGCAATACTATCGACACTTTGATGGATCACGGGCTTGAAGTCTCGGTCAACTCCCAAGATCAAGACATCGCCGCAGAACTTATACAAGCGTACGCAAGTAACCCAGACCTTGCCAGTAAGAAGCTAACGACTGTAAAAGCGTCTAAGCTCACCCCTGCGTCACTACTACAAGCCCGTGCAATTCTCGATGAGTTCGGCACAGCGGTTGCCCACCATGCGGCTGAAATCCGCCATATGGTTACGAACAAGTTGGTGTTGGAGTCCGAGAACCCTGATGCAAAAATTCGCATCCGTGCCTTGGAACTGTTAGGTAAGATCACAGACGTTGGGTTGTTTACCGAAAAAACTGAAGTCACCATTACGCATCAGTCCACAGAAGACCTGCGTAAGAAACTGCGCGATAAGTTCAATCGCCTGTTGGATATTGACAACGTGGCTGATGTAACTGAAGTGCCTGACCCAGAGTACATAGGCATGGGTGGACAGGTCATTGATGTAGACGAAGAACTGGGACTCGGGTAGTGGCAACCCCCATACTGGATTTTACTGAAGAAGAAATCCGCGTCATGCTGGATAGGTTGGATGAGTTTTCTCCAGAAGAACAATCAGAAATCGAGCAGCTTGCTACCGTCTTAGAAGACCGCAAACGGGCGCTTAACTGCCGCAATGACCTGATTGCTTTTTGCCAGCACATGCAAGGTGACTACAAGGTAGGCAAACACCACCGCATCTTGAGCAACCTGCTTATGGAAATTGCTGCGGGTAAAAAAGATCGTGTGTGCGTGAACATCCCCCCGCGCCACGGCAAGTCCCAGCTTGTGTCCATATATTTCCCTGCATGGTTCTTGGGTAAGTTCCCTAATAAGAAAGTCATGATGGTCTCCCACACCACGGACTTAGCCGTGGACTTTGGGCGCAAGGTGCGTAACATCGTCGATTCAGATGCGTACAAGCAGATTTTCCCGACCGTGAACCTCGCGGCAGATTCAAAGAGCGCGGGGCGTTGGAACACAAACGTAGGGGGCGAGTATTACGCCTGTGGTATCGGCTCATCTATCGCAGGGCGTGGTGCGGACTTATTGCTTGTGGACGACCCGCATTCTGAGCAGGACGTGATTAACGGCAACTTCGATGTGTTCGATAAAGCCTATGAATGGTTTACGTATGGTGCGCGAACACGTCTGATGCCACAGGGTAAAGTGGCAATTATTCAAACCCGTTGGCATCTAGATGACTTGACCGGGCGTGTTGTGAAAGATATGGCGATGAACACGGGGTCCGACCAGTACGAGGTAGTGGAGTTCCCTGCCATTATTGACACCATAGACAAGACCGGTGCGCCAATGCAAAAGGCGTTATGGCCTGAGTTCTACGACTTGCCCGCCCTCCTGCGTACAAAAGCATCTATGCCGCTGTTCCAATGGAACGCACAGTACCAGCAGAATCCGACCTCTGAAGAAGCCTCGGTGGTTAAACGAGAGTGGTGGAAAGTATGGACAAAGGAAGACCCGCCTCGGTGTGACTACCTCATCATGTCACTGGACGCCGCAGCCGAAGCGCATAACCGTGCTGACTTCACTGCGCTCACTACGTGGGGCGTGTTTAATAACGAGGAAGCCGGGGCATACCATATCATCTTACTGAACTCCATTAAGAAGCGCATAGAGTTCCCAGAGTTAAAAGCACTTGCCCTAGAAGAGTACAAGGAGTGGGAGCCAGATGCGTTCATCGTGGAGAAGAAATCCAACGGTGTGCCACTCTTCCAAGAGCTAAGACGCCAAGGCATACCCTTGCAGGAGTACACCCCGCACAGGGGTTCCGGTGACAAACTGGCTAGGTTAAACTCAGTGGCAGACATTGTGATGTCTGGTCTTGTCTGGGTTCCAGAGACTAGGTGGGCGGAAGAACTGGTTGAAGAGATTGCGGGTTTTCCTTTTAGTAGCCACGATGACTTGGTAGACTCAACGGTGATGGCGCTTATGCGGTTTCGCCAAGGCGGGTTTATTCGCTTGCCTACAGATGAGCCTGACGACATACGATATTTTAAATCCCGCAAAGGCGGGTATTACTAAAGGCAATCTATGGACGACGAGCTTTTATCCGCGCTGACATATAACCCTCGCCTTGTAGCAAAGGGCGAACAGAGGCGAGAGCGCAATGCAGAAGTTGGCGATCCGTCTGACATAGCGGAACTTGTTGCGGGCTTTCATCCAGTTATGGGACCGGCATTATCGGCAAAAGACTTTAAAGAATCATACGAAAATAACGATAAAGTAGGCATGGGTTTGGCTGGGCTAGGTATGCTTCCTATTATTGGCGGTGTAGCAAAACCAATTGCCAAGGCATTAACCAAACCGTCTTACGAAGTATTTAAAGACATCCCCAACTCAACAACTTTTTTTAAAACTGGTAGAAACCCAGATATGCCATCGTTGTACGCACATATGGACGACACAACAACAAAAGCGTTCCGTGAGCCGTCTAATATGCGCGGAACCGGTTATGCAATGCAACCTCAGTCCGGTAAAACAATTTATGTTGCGCCGCAAGATTCTAATTTTATTGCGGGCTATTTGCAGAATCCAGACATGGCAACAAAAATTGTTCCTGAGATGGACAAAAATGGCAAAGCAACCGGCAAAATGTTTGTTGAACTAACGGAAGATTGGGGACCCAGAAAAGCAGGCGAAAAGTTATACGCAACATCGTACAAAACAAAACCGGAAGTTGGGCTTGCTCCCATGGAAATTTATAGTTCTGAAAGCAAAGTTGGCAGCACCGGAGGGGTTCATTTTGGAAGCAAAATTACAGAGGTTTTTCCAAAGCCACCGGCGGGACAATACGCACAAGGCGGCGCAATCAAAATGCCAGATAGCTACTCTAATGGTAGCTGGAAGTTAATTTAAGGATAAGTCATGGAAAAAGGTTTATACGCCGCCCCCCTTGGGATGGACGATCAAGAAGAAGCCCTTGAGATTGAGATCGTTGATCCCAAGATGGTTACGCTGTCCGATGGCAGCGTAGAGATTACCTTGATCCCTGATGCCAAAGAAGATGACGATGGTGAGTTTTCTGCCAACCTTGCAGAGACGATTGATGACGGTGAGTTGCAATCCTTGGCTTCTGAATTGCTTGAATTAGTCGATGGCGATGTGAACAGCCGCAAAGACTGGGCAGATACTTACGTCAAAGGTTTAGACGTGCTTGGCTTTAAATACGAAGAGCGCACAGAGCCTTGGCAAGATGCCTGCGGGGTGTATTCAACCGTGCTTGCAGAAGCGGCGATCCGGTTTCAAGCAGAAGCAATGTCTGAGACCTTCCCTGCGGCGGGTCCAGTACGCACACAGATTATTGGCAAGATCACACGCGAGAAAGAAGACGCTGCTAAACGTGTCGAAGCCGACATGAACTACGAACTTACAGACGTGATGGTCGAGTACCGTCCTGAGCATGAGCGTGCGTTGTACTCGCTAGGTCTAGCGGGTTCTGCGTTTAAGAAGGTGTACTTTGACCCTAACTTAAAACGCCAAGTGTCAATCTACATTCCTGCTGAAGATGTGATTGTGCCTTACGGTGCGTCGCACATTGAGAGTGCAGAGCGCGTGACCCACATCATGCGTAAGACCAAAAACGAGGTTAAGAAACTTCAAGCCAGTGGCTTTTACTGTGACGTAGACTTAGGCGACCCAGAGACCTTTCACACCGACATTGAAAAGCGCAAAGCCGAAGAGGGCGGTTACACCCTAAGTGACGACGAACGTTATTCGTTGTGCGAAATTCACATTGACTACTGCATTCCCGGCGTAGACGATAAGGATGATCTTGCCAAGCCCTACGTCATTACAATTGAAAAGAGTACCTCTACCGTTCTTGCTATTCGTAGGAACTGGAACCCCGAAGATGAGCTAAAGCTCAAACGTCAGCACTTCGTGCATTACGTATACGTCCCCGGCTTTGGCTTTTACGGCATGGGGTTGATTCATATCATCGGAGGATATGCTCGTGCGGGTACTTCTATTATTCGTCAGCTTGTTGATGCTGGCACTCTTAGTAATCTTCCCGGTGGTCTTAAGTCTCGCGGTCTGCGGGTAAAAGGTGACGACACCCCCATTGCTCCGGGCGAGTTTCGTGATGTAGACGTACCAAGCGGTGCGATCAAAGACAACATCATGATGATGCCTTACAAGGAGCCAAGCCAAACGCTGCTGACTCTCTTGCAAAAGATCACCGATGAGGGTCGCAGACTCGGTGCAATTAGTGACATGAACATCTCTGACATGAGTGCTAACGCACCTGTTGGGACAACACTAGCTTTGCTTGAACGCACACTCAAACCGATGGCAGCAGTACAGTCGCGTGTCCACTACGCCATGAAGCAAGAGTTCAAGCTGCTCAAAGCGATCATGGCAGACTATGCGCCCGATGAGTATGAGTACGAGCCAGACCAAGGCGAGCCAAAAGCTAAGAAATCTGACTACGCATTGGTTGAAGTTATCCCAGTAAGTGATCCCAACAGCAGCACAATGGCGCAACGGGTAGTTCAGTACCAAGCTGTACTGCAAATGGCGCAGCAAGCCCCGCAGATTTACGACTTGCCACAACTTCACCGCCAGATGATTGAGGTGATGGGCATAAAGAACGCCGATAAGTTGGTTCCAACCACGGACGATCAGAAGCCAAAAGACCCTGTGTCAGAAAACATGGCAATTCTTATCGGCAAACCGGTCAAAGCGTTCATTTACCAAGACCAAGACGCGCATATTGCGGCACATACCTCCTTCATGCAAGACCCAATGATCGCCGCAGGCATGGGTCAGAACCCTATGGCACAGCAAATGATGGCAGCAGGTCAAGCCCACATCGCAGAACACATGGCGTTTAGGTATCGCAAGCAGATTGAAGAACAATTGGGGGTGACTTTACCCGCGCCAGACGAAGAATTGCCAGAAGATATTGAAGTTCAGTTGGCAAGGCTCGTGGCAGACGCTGGCAAACAACTTACTCAGGTGCATCAGCAAGAAGCCGCGCAGCAGCAGGCTCAACAACAGCAGCAAGACCCGTTATTCCAGTTACAACAGGCTGAAGTTCAGATCAAGAAGGCTGATATTGACCGGAAAACGCAAAAAGACCAAGCAGATGTGCAGTTAGCCGTGGCTAAACTTGAATTAGATAAACAAAAGCTGGATATTTCGGCACAAAACGAGGCAAATCGCCTTGCATCGCAGGACAAAAACGCAGAAAACAGCCAAAAACAGGCTGCAAATAGCCATAAATTGGACTTTTTAAAGACCTATATGGCTCCAAAAAAGGGTGAATAAGCATGGCAAATACCGTCTTTGACGCGCTGATTAAAAAGTTAAACGAGCATAAAAGCTCTGCTACCGAATTACTTGCTGATGGGGCTTGTAAAGATTTTGCCCATTACAAGTATATGTGCGGACTGATTCAAGGTCTAAGTGTCGCACAGCGTGAAATCCTCGACCTAGCGCGTAACTATATGGATGATGACAATGACTGAACAAGTCGAAGTAACCGAAGAAGAAATGGAACAGCAGCTACCTAAACCTGTTGGCTACCGTTTGCTTATCGCACTGCCCACGATTGAAAAAGAGTTTGACTCTGGGATCGTCAAGGCAGAACGCACGTTGAACGAAGAGCGAATCATGACTACCGTTGGGGTTGTCTTAGATATGGGTGCAGAAGCCTATAGCGATACAAGCCGTTTCCCGCATGGCGCTTGGTGCAAGATTGGGGATTATGTTGTTATTCGCCCACACACTGGCACACGGCTAAATGTTAACGGGCAAGAGTTGCGTTTAATCAACGATGACAGCATCGAAGCTGTTGTTGCCGATCCGCGTGGTGTTACGCGTGCTATCTAAAGGATAAATTATGGCAATGGAACCAGTCGAGTTTGGGTTTGAAGACCTAGACAAACAAGACTTTAAAGTTGAGGTCGAAGGTCGCGCTTCTGAAAAAGAAGTCGAGGTCGAAGTCCCACAGGATAAAAAGCCGGAAGTAGAAATCGAGATTGTCGATGACACGCCGCCCAAGGATCGTGGTCGCAAACCATCTGATCCGCCAGAAGACCCCACAGACGAGGAACTAGAGGGCTACTCTGAAAAAGTGCGTAAACGCATGAGCCATTTAACCAAAGGCTACCATGATGAACGTCGCGCAAAAGAGACAGCTTTCCGTGAGAAAGAAGAGGCAATCCGGTACGCCCAGCAAATCCTTGAAGAGAACAAAAATCTAAAAGGTACAGTTGGCAAAAACCAAGAGGTTCTTCTTGAGCAAGCCAAACGTGCTACAGCGGGTGAGGTCGAGCAAGCCAAAGCCAAGTACAAGTTGGCATACGAATCAGGCGACTCTGATGCCGTTGTTGCAGCGCAAGATGATTTGACCGCCGCAAAGATTAAAGCAGATCGCATAAATAATTTTAAGTTACCTACTGTACAAGCACCAGAAACTGAAGTACAAAGACAACAAACCGCCCCTCAAGTTGATGAAAAGGCTGTGAATTGGCAACAACAGAATTCATGGTTTGGTTCAGATGACGAGATGACGAGCTTTGCTCTGGGGCTGCACCAGAAATTAGTAAAACAGGGTTTAGACCCTCGCTCAGACGAATACTACGAGAAAATCAATTCTCGCATGCGCCAAGTTTTCCCAGACGAGTTCGATACAGATGAAGAAGTTGAGGTTGAAAAACCACGGCAGAGATCAAATGTAGTCGCCCCCGCAACGCGCAGCACCGCGCCAAAGAAGATTGTGCTGACCCCCACTTCGGTAGCTCTTGCCAAACGGCTTGGAGTTCCGCTTGAAGAATACGCCAAACAGGTTGCTTTAGGAATGAGGAAATAATCATGGCTCAAAATCGTTTACCACAAGAAATGCAAACTCGCGAAGCTGAAGTTCGCCCACAAGCTTGGGTTGACCCAGAAACCTTGCCTAGCCCTAAACCGCAAGCAGGTTGGGACTTTCATTGGGTGCGTATCTCTACACGCGGCGAAGCTGATGCCACGAACTTTTCGTCACAAATTCGTTCTGGATGGGAACCCTGCAAAGCAGTCGATCACCCCGAAATTCAAATTCTGATCGTCGAAAACGCTCAGTTTAAGGACAATATCGTGATTGGTGGTTTGATGCTATGCAAGCAACCGAAAGAACGTATCGCAGCACGCGAAGCTTCCATTCAGAAAAAGAATGATAATCAGATGCGTGCCGTAGACCATAACTTCATGAAAGAAAATAATCCGGTTATGCCGCTTTTTAGTGAGCGCAAATCACGGGTTAGTTTCGGTTCCGGTAATCAAACATAGGAGTCTTAAATGGCTTATCCAATCGTAAGCGCCCCTTACGGGCTAAAGCCGATCAACTTGATCGGTGGTCAGGTATTTTCTGGCGCGACTCGTCAAATGGAAATTGCTAGTGGCTACGCTACCAGCATTTTTTACGGCGACCTCGTTAAACGCATTTCCGATGGCACAATCGAAAAGGACACCGGTACGACTACGGCTACTCCTTGTGGTGTGTTCCTTGGCGTAAGTTTTACTAACGCTTCAACTGGTCAAGTCCAGCAACAGCAATTTTATCCTGCCAGCACAAGCATCAAGTCTGGTACGAAGATTTTTGCAGTCGTTGCAGATGATCCAGATACGTTGTTCCAAGTTGCCGTTGTTTCTGGCACAACCGTTATTACTGGGGTCGGCATCTCGGCTATTGGTAACAACGCAACGTTAGTTCAAAACGCTGGCTCGACCACCACTGGTGACTCGAAAGTAGCTCTTTTGGATTCAACAGCCACAACCAACACTCTGCCTATTCGCATTATTGATGTGGTACGAGACACTGCAACCGCTGCTGATAATTTCCCAGAAGTGATCGTTAAGATCAATTTCGGAATGCACCAGTACAACAACGCAACCGGCGTATAAGGAGCTAAATCATGGCTATTTCACGCGCACAACTACTTAAAGAACTTCTGCCGGGCTTAAACGCCCTGTTCGGTCTTGAGTATAAAAAGTACGGCGAACAGCACAAAGAGATTTTTGAAACAGAATCTTCAGAGCGTTCGTTTGAAGAAGAGACCAAGCTGTCTGGTTTTAACGCTGCTCCCGTCAAGGACGAGGGCGCTGCACTGCGTTACGACAATGCACAGGAAGCTTGGACTGCACGCTACAACCACGAAACTATTGCAATGGGTTTCTCAATCACTGAAGAAGCGATTGAAGATAACTTGTACGACTCACTGTCGTCACGTTATACCAAAGCATTGGCTCGCGGCATGTCGTACACCAAGCAAGTTAAGGCTGCAAACATCCTTAACAACGCATTTACCGCTGGTTATACCTACGGTGACGGTGTAGTGCTTTGCTCAACCGCGCACCCATTGGTTTCTGGTGGTGTAAACAGTAATCGCCCAACAGTCGCTGCTGACCTGAACGAGACTTCTTTGGAAGCCGCCGTTATTCAGATCGCTGCATGGACTGATGAGCGTGGTCTGTTGATCGCAGCCAAGCCAACCAAGTTGGTCATCCCCCCCGCACTACAGTTCGTTGCAACTCGTTTGCTCGAAACCAAACTGCGTACCGGTACGGCTGATAACGACATCAACGCACTCGAAAACAATGGTTCGATCCCCGGTGGTTACACAATCAATAACTACCTGACCGACACCAATGCTTGGTTCTTGTTGACTGACGTTCCTAACGGTCTGAAGCACTTCGTTCGTACACCTATGCAAACAGGTATGGACGCGGACTTTGACACTGGCAACTCACGCTACAAGGCTCGCGAGCGTTATTCGTTCGGTGTGTCTGATCCGCTTGGTATCTTCGGTTCGCCCGGAGCCTAAGTAGGTCAAGAGAAAGGGAGCTTCGGTTCCCTTTCTTTTTGCTTGCATTTATTGTTGTATAGGTTAATATTAAATAAATCTGGGAATCCCCAGTTTCACTGACCGCCCCAGCGGACGATGCAGAGACAGTGAAACGAGGTACTGCATATACAGGAGCCTATCATGGCATCAACCACCTTCTCCGGTCCAGTCACGTCTACAAACGGTTTTATCGGTGCTTTGACTGGCAACGTCACTGGCAACATCGCTGGTTCTGGATCAATCACTCACGCTTCGACAGCGGCTATTAACGCCACAGCTACAGCTACAGCAGCAGAAGTTGCTACTGGCTACATCACTTCCACTTCCGCCGCAGCAACGGCAATTACGCTCCCTACAGGCACATTGCTTGGCGCAGCTCTTGGTGCGGTTCGCGGGTCTGTGTTCGACCTTTATGTTGACAACACCGCTGGTGCAAGCACTGTAACGATGGTTGTTGCTGTAAACGGCATCTTGTCTTCAGCCGCTGCGGACACCCCCGGAAGCTTTGGCGATCTGACTATTGCTGCTGGCGCTACAGGTATTGCTCGCTTTACGCTAATGTTTGCAAGCGCAACTGCTTATACGTTCTCACGTACAGCTTAATCTTCTAAGGGGGTTCGCCCCCGTTTAAACTTTGGGAGATTACTATGATGCAAACTGACGTCAAAGCCGGACACCTAAACAACACTGGATTTATGTTGTTAGGTCGTACACGGCTCAAGGCATTGTCTGTAGTTGGCACTGCCACTGCAGGTACGCTTGATGTGTTTGATACAACAACTGCGCCGGTAACAACGGCAACCTATGCTCGTTCTGGTACAACCGTTACGGTAACTAGCACTGCTCACGGGTTATCAACTGGTGATGTGCGTGGCTTTGCTTTTGCAACTGCTTCTGGTTCGTCTGCAACAAACGGTAATTACACAATTACTAAGACAGGCGCAAACACTTTTACCTTGACTGACATTAACTCCGGCACAATTGCGGCAAGTACAGCTATGTCGTACTCAACGCTTTGGTTGTGTTCGTATGATACAGGCGCAGGTGATTTGTTCGGTAACTTTGCATTGATTCCGGGCGAAGGCATTCTTGTGCAGAACGGCATTTACATGATTATGACCAACGTTACATCTGCAAACATTTATTATGGCTAAGAAAACCCCCTCTTTGGCTATCGGTCGTGGTGAGAAGCTGCCGGTCAAACAGGGGGCGGGTTTAACTGCCAAAGGTAGGGCTGTTTATAACAAGGCAACCGGATCAAACCTAAAGGCTCCACAGCCTGAAGGCGGTCCACGCAAGAAATCATTTTGCGCTCGCATGTCGGGAATGCCCGGTCCGATGAAAGATGAGAGCGGCAAGCCCACTCGTAAAGCTGCAAGTCTCAAACGGTGGAAATGTTAATGCCCAGTACATCAAAGAAACAATCTAATTTTATGGCGGCAGTCGCACATAATCCTGCGTTTGCCAAAAAAGTCGGTGTAGCTCAATCTGTAGGTAAAGACTTCAACACTGCCGATAAAGGCAAAACATTTAGGGAAGGTGGCGCTATGAAAGACATGAAGATGGACAAGGCTCAAGACAAAGCTATGGTCAAGAAAGCCGTGGGCATGCACGACAAACAAATGCACGGTGGCAAGAAGACCGATATGGCTGCGCTCAAGAAGGGCGGCATGCCAATGATTATGAAAGACGGTAAAAAAGTTCCTGCGTTTGCTGCTAAAGCAGGCGGCATGACCAAGATGGCAAAGGGCGGCGGCATTGAGTCTAAGGGCAAATCCGAAGGCAAAATGGTCAAAATGAAATCCGGCGGACGCGCCTGCTAAGGAACCAACATGAGAATGCCACAGCAACCTGAAGATCAAGACGCGCTTGTGTCGCCAGTGATGGCAAAAGGCAAGAAAGCGCCGATGAAGATGAAGACTCCCGGCATGGGTACGATGATGGGTGCGCCTAAGTACAAGGGTGTCCCCGCAATGGGTAAGATCGAACCCGGCTCGACTCCGTTTGAATCGGGCGGCATGGCAAAGGGTGGTTCTGTTTCTAAGCGTGCAGATGGTTGTTGCATCAAAGGCAAAACTAAAGGCAAAATGCTATGAAAAAGAAACGTAAATTTAGAACGGGTGGCGAGTTTGAATTATCTCCCGAAGCGTTAGCTGCTGGTTTAAGTATTGGTCGCAATGAAAATATCCGCCCCGCAGATCGTGCAGCGGCTATCGAAGAAACCACGGGTCCCGGCTCAAAAGGTTTTAAACGCCTGACTGACAAAGAAGCTGCTGACTTAATGGAGCGTGAAGTTAATATGCCCGAAGCAGTGGCTATCCCTGTAGCCGCACCACGCCGCCTTGCAGGTCGTGAATTACCTGAGCCTGAAATGGAACCCGCACCGCGAGCTACACCTGCGCCTACTGTTGCGCCTAGTCGTGGCGACTACAGCCGTAACGGACCAATTGGCGACCTTATTGAAAGAGCGCAAGAGCCACGTGGTAGAGTTGTCCCGCGCACACGTATGCCTACTACCGATGTCGAACCACGCATAACTAGCCGTAGAAATAAACCGATGAGTCGTGCGGAACGTGAAGCACTAAATGCCTCACCGTTTAAGAAAGGCGGCGCAGTCAAAGCCAAGCGCGGTGACGGTATTGCTCAACGTGGCAAGACTAAAGGTCGTTTTGTATGAGAGCCTCTCGCGGGATGGGGGCAATCCTCCCATCTAAGATGCCAAAGGGCAAAACGATGCGCCGCAAGGATGGCGATAAGTTTACGCAATATGCTGAAGGCGGTGAGGTTAAGTCTAAAGTTAATGAATCGGGCAATTACACCAAACCAGAATTGCGTAAACGTATTTTTAACAGCGTAAAAGCTGCGGCGGTTCAAGGTACAGGCGCAGGGCAATGGTCAGCCAGAAAAGCACAATTGATGGCTAAACGATATAAAGCCGCAGGTGGTGGATACAAATGAGTAGCCTAGCAAAACCGCAGCAGTCTTTAAAAGCTTGGGGTGACCAGAAATGGACAACCAAGTCAGGCAAGAAATCGTCTGAGACAGGTGAACGGTATTTGCCCAAGAAAGCTATTGAGTCCCTTAGCCCTGCGGAGTACGCAGCCACAACTAAAGCAAAGCGTAAAGGTAAGGCAGCAGGCAAACAGTTTGTCGCCCAACCTAAAAAAATTGCTAAGAAAACATCGGGATTTAGATAATGGCTGTTTCCGGAACCACTGTCTTTGACCTAGACTTCGCTGAACTGGCAGAAGAGGCGTTTGAGCGTGCCGGTAAAGAAATGCGTACAGGTTACGACCTACGCACAGCTACGCGTTCTATGAACTTGATGACCATTGAGTTCCAAAACCGTGGCATCAACATGTGGACAATTGACGAAGGCACAGTCAACCTCGTGCAAGGACAGGCAGAGTACGACCTACCTGCCGATACCATTGACTTGATGGATCATGTGGTCAGAACAGGTGCGGGCAATTACGCCACTCAGTCTGATTTAACTATATCTCGTATTAGCGTATCCACTTACGCCACAATCCCTAACAAGTTAGCACAAGGTCGCCCCATCCAAGTATGGGTTCGCAGACTACGAGATAACCCTAAGATTGTCGTATGGCCTGTCCCCAACCAAGGTACAGAAGCCGCACCTTATTACATTTTCAAATACTGGCGCATGCGCCGTATTGATGACGCTGGTACGGGTGCGAATACTCAAGACGCAAACTTCCGGTTCTTGCCAGCAATTGCGGCAGGACTAGCTTATTACATTGCAATGAAGATACCTGAGCTTGCACCACGCATGCAGATGCTTAAACAAGAATATGAGTTTCAGTTTGACTTGGCAGCACAAGAGGATCGTGAGAAAGCTTCAGTACGGTTTGTGCCGCGCATTGTGGGCATTCGGAGCTAGTCGTGGGTAATAAGTTTGCATCCGATAGTAAAGCAATTGCAGAGTGTGATATTTGCGGCTTTCGGTATAAACTACGGACACTACGTTATCTTATTGTTAAGACCAAAACCACTAACATTAAGGCTTGTAATGAGTGCTGGAGTCCCGACCAACCACAACTT